ATGCTGGAACAAATGGGCATTGCCGCGAAGCAAGCCTCGTATAAATTAGCGCAACTCTCCAGCCGCGAAAAAAATCGCGTGCTGGAAAAAATCGCCGATGAACTGGAAGCACAAAGCGAAATCATCCTCAACGCTAACGCCCAGGATGTTGCTGACGCGCGAGCCAATGGCCTTAGCGAAGCGATGCTTGACCGTCTGGCACTGACGCCCGCACGGCTGAAAGGCATTGCCGACGATGTACGTCAGGTGTGCAACCTCGCCGATCCGGTGGGGCAGGTAATCGATGGCGGCGTACTGGACAGCGGCCTGCGTCTTGAGCGTCGTCGCGTACCGCTGGGGGTTATTGGCGTGATTTATGAAGCGCGCCCGAACGTGACGGTTGATGTCGCTTCGCTGTGCCTGAAAACCGGTAATGCGGTGATCCTGCGCGGTGGCAAAGAAACGTGTCGCACTAACGCTGCAACGGTGGCGGTGATTCAGGACGCCCTGAAATCCTGCGGCTTACCGGCGGGTGCCGTGCAGGCGATTGATAATCCTGACCGTGCGCTGGTCAGTGAAATGCTGCGTATGGATAAATACATCGACATGCTGATCCCGCGTGGTGGCGCTGGTTTGCATAAACTGTGCCGTGAACAGTCGACAATCCCGGTGATCACAGGTGGTATAGGCGTATGCCATATTTACGTTGATGAAAGTGTAGAGATCGCTGAAGCATTAAAAGTGATCGTCAACGCGAAAACTCAGCGTCCGAGCACATGTAATACGGTTGAAACGTTGCTGGTGAATAAAAACATCGCCGATAGCTTCCTGCCCGCATTAAGCAAACAAATGGCGGAAAGCGGCGTGACATTACACGCAGATGCAGCTGCACTGGCGCAGTTGCAGGCAGGCCCTGCGAAGGTGGTTGCTGTTAAAGCCGAAGAGTATGACGATGAGTTTCTGTCATTAGATTTGAACGTCAAAATCGTCAGCGATCTTGACGATGCCATCGCCCATATTCGTGAACACGGCACACAACACTCCGATGCGATCCTGACCCGCGATATGCGCAACGCCCAGCGTTTTGTTAACGAAGTGGATTCGTCCGCTGTTTACGTTAACGCCTCTACGCGTTTTACCGACGGCGGCCAGTTTGGTCTGGGTGCGGAAGTGGCGGTAAGCACACAAAAACTCCACGCGCGTGGCCCAATGGGGCTGGAAGCACTGACCACTTACAAGTGGATCGGCATTGGTGATTACACCATTCGTGCGTAAATAAAACCGGGTGATGCAAAAGTAGCCATTTGATTCACAAGGCCATTGACGCATCGCCCGGTTAGTTTTAACCTTGTCCACCGTGATTCACGTTCGTGAACATGTCCTTTCAGGGCCGATATAGCTCAGTTGGTAGAGCAGCGCATTCGTAATGCGAAGGTCGTAGGTTCGACTCCTATTATCGGCACCATTAAAATCAATAAGTTACACATCATTAGTACCTTCCTTATTTTTTGACTGGGACAAATTTGGGACCGATGGGTTCAGGATCGAGTCTATTTGCCGTGCGTGTTCGGTAAGGTGATTAGGTGCAAGGTGAGCATATCGACGAACCATTTCGATAGACTCCCAGCCTCCCATTTCCTGTAACACTGACAACGGGACTCCGGCTTGAACCAGCCAACTTGCCCAGGTGTGTCTCAAGTCGTGAAATCTGAAATCATCAATACCAGCCCGTCTCAGCGCCGCTTTCCAGGCTGTGTTTGCGTCATACCGCATCTTCCTTACTGTTGGCGCTTTCGTTCCGTCTGGTTTGGTACAGCTTTCCTTGTACACAAATACCCAACGGTGATGATTCCCGATTTGTTTTTTCAAAACGCGACATGCAGTATCATTCAGCGCAACGCCAATTGCGCGGTTTGATTTACTCTCTTCCGGGTTTATCCATGCCACCCGGCGCTGCATGTCTATTTGTTGCCATTCAAGGTTGATGATGTTCGAGCGTCTTAAGCCTGTTGCCAGTGCAAATTCAACAACAGACTTTAATGGCTCCGGACATTCATCAATCAGCCTTTGTGCTTCATGGGGCTCCAGCCAGCGGATCCGTTTATTCTTTGGTTGAGGCACTTTAATAATTGGTGCCTTATCCAGCATTTTCCATTCACGCTCTGCGGCTCTTAGTAGGGCCTTTATAAATGAAAGATGCGTAGCCTTCGTTGCAACGGACGCTGGTTTTGGCGTGTATTCTGGAACAGGTTTCCCTTTTTTTCTGCATGCTTCTGCCCTGAGTCTCCAGTTTTCCTCATGACGCCGGTTCGTCATTTTCTGCATTGCTGAATAAATTTTTGATTCAGTAATGTCTCTTAGTTGCATTCCTGCGAAATGTTGAAGCCAGAATCCGATCCGGCTTTTGTCATCGTCCAGTGATTTTTTATGTGCTTTCTCTTCAAGCCACCTGACACACGCTTCCTCGAACGTTATATCAGGTATTTCACCAAGTTTGCTGACCCGCCATGCTTCAGCCTTTAGCTTGTCATGGAGTTCTGTCGCCTGCCTTTTGTCCTTTGTTCCAAGAGACTGTTTAAATCTTTTACCGTTCGGCAATGTGAAACTGGCGTACCATATTTCACCTCTGCGGAAGAGTGACATTTTCTTTCCTCTGTTATGCCATCACCCGCGCTCACCTGGACAGTATGCAGCGGAGACTGAAGAGCCGCAATGCAGGCTTGTCGTGTTGTGAGGTAAGGAGATTTATTCTTAGTGGGATCTTTGCGTGTTGCCTGAAGACGCCCTGTGCGTATCCAGTTAATGGCAGTCGGTCTGGATATCTTGAGAAAATGACAGGCCTCATCGAGTGTGAGGCTGTATGGCTCCATTATTTCACCTCTTGCTGTGACATTGTTGAAAAATGGATACCAGCTCGTTGCTGCCAGACGATCCAACCGAGAGTCATATCCCATGCCATGTATTCGTTATCGCCGTTTTTTGCTCTCCGACGATCTACTAAGTCACCGAAACGCTTTTCCATGAATAATTCATAAGCTTCGCGTTCATCTGGTTCTACTTCCAGAGATAGGAGTGCGATTTCATAAGCACGGCGCTCAATATCGTCTCGCACGTCAAGGCTGCTGATACGCTCTTTAATTTCTTTAATCAGTTCTTTGTCGGTAAAAGTGGTCATTATGCTCCAGCCTCCGGTGCTTTTGGCATTACTGCCCAGTGAGTGATATTGACGTTTTCAAGGTCCCCAACCTGAAATGTCCACTGCCATTCTCCGGTTTCTTTTTGTCCCCAGGTGTACCAGAGAGAACGCCAACCAATTAGCCAGCCTTCTCCGTTAGCATCGAATAACAAAACACTTTCATTTGCTGGTGGCAGTTCAGTTGACACTGGTATTACTTTGTTTTCCTGTGCTGCACATTTAGCTTCAAGCGCATCGAATTTACGCACCAGGTATTCAGCATCTGTTTCATTTACTTTCAGATCTCGCGGTACACATCTCCCACGAAGAAACCCTTCCATTTCGAAAACATTCATGCGCATTTGCGTAACTCCGATAACTCGTTAAAGCGTTCCATAAACATCCCGTAGGCATGGCCCGGTGCCAGTGGAATCACGTTGAACATCTCTGTTGCCGGGATACCTTCCAGTACAGGCCAGAAAGAGCCATCATCAAGCCCGAGATCGCGGCGTTCGGTTGCCAGCATGATGAGATCGGCATATTTCACGGGCGTACTCATAACTGGGGGTAACCCGTATTTCTCACGGATTACGGCGTCTATTTTTTCTTCCATTTGTTTATAGTCAGGAAGAAGGCGTTTCAGTGGTGCGGGAATGTCCTGGCAATACGCTTCTGTTGCATCATGCATTAACGCTTCAAAAGCAAATTCCTGCGGCACCAACTGGCTGCAAAGAACCGCATGTTGGGCGACGCTGTAGAAGTGCGAAAGATGACCGGCAAAGCGACAGATATTTGAAAGGGAAACCGCGATATCGTTAATATCGATGTCGTCTTTATTTATCCTGTCATAATAAAAATGCTTCCCGGAAAAAGTTTTAATAAATGACATTTTGTTCTCCACGTATATGCGCTGCACCGCGCTGAATTTTGGTTAAAGAAAACCCTCGCCATCAGGCGATTATTGAGTTAATTACGTTTCTATAAATGCCCCCGCAGGGGCATTTGCAGTAATGAAATCAGGCGGTGAAAGTACCAATAAAGGTTTCTACTTTGCTGTCTTTGAATTTTTCAACAAGCAGATTACGAAATTCGTTAGCCATTTCTTCCTGTACTGCTTCCAGCTGAATAATGCGCAGAACCAGTACAGGGCGATCACCAGTGATAATGCTGAGGCGTAATTTAAACGGACGTTCTTTCAGGCCTTCAAACGGAACGCATTTAAACTCAAATGCTACTGGCATAATGTCTTTAGTTTTCGCTTCGACAGACTCCATCAGAGAGCGTTTGCCGCTGAAGTCATTGTCTTCAAAATCAGCGGTCTGGTTTGCTTCAATCGTGATTTTACGGACCGCCGCAGCCGCTTTTGTTGCCTGAATGGCGTCACCATTAGCATCAAAGCCCACAAGGTAGTCGGCCCAGTCTTCAATCCATTCTGCCAGTGACTTCTGGGAGTTACGCTCGCCGTTAACAGACAACAGGGCAGAGAACGGTGCTGTCTTTTTCAGTTTGAGAGTGGCGGTGTTATCTGCGTGACCTGGTTCATCAATAGTACCCAGGTTAAGCACACTGACGGCTCGCATATTATCAGCATCGATAAAGCAGCGGGTGCCTTCATCTGCAAGATCTTTAGAATAACGGGTAAAGTCATCGATGCTGGCAGTGGAAAGCGCACCACGGAAACGGAAGCGATTTAAATTAAATTTTTCCAGATCATGAATGCGGAAATTCTCAGGCAATGCCACAGCATCGGCACCAATCTTACTGATAATTTCATTAACACCCTGAGCAGAAATAAGGGCATGGATTTGATTAATTTCGGTTGCGTCTAAGTTCTGAGACATAATAAGTCCTCACTATATAAAGATATTCAGTGATGAGATAAATAATCAGTTAATTAAGAACGATATTAATGACCTGCTGCGCGGAGTTTTCCGTCAGGTTCACCGGCAAGAGTCAGTAATTGTCCCTGGTCTTCCTGCAGAATAGTCAGGCGACCACCGCGATTGACATACATCGGTGTTTCGGTGGTGTCTTCTTCGGAAATTTTCCCGCGGTTAGTCGGGCGAACATATGAGAGTTTGTGTTTGATTTTCACACGGTTCTCATCAAATGGTTCGATTTCCAGGTTGAGCGAGACCTTACCTTTGGTTTTCGTGTTCATCACACCGGAAGCGACTTCACTGAGAACTGCGCCGATTTTGGTTTCAAATACGCCGCCGTCCAGCTCCCCGATAAATGCCTGCACATCAGTACTGCGTTCGCTAGCCATTTTGCTGCTCCTCATCATATCGACCCTGCAAGGTCGGTTAGTTTCTCCACAAAACAGAGAAGAACACCTGCGGTGGCAGCCGCCCGGATGGATTGGGTTATGAGCCCGTCGTCCGGTGATGCTCTTCTCTGTTTTGTAAAAAGAGCGGTACCAGCCGGAAGCAAGTGTACAAACTGGTACCGCCAAAGCAGTGGCTGTTGTGGTGACCGGTGCTGATCTCCGGCTTGCGGTTATTTCAGACTCTCACGGGCGTTTAATTGCCCCGCCGAACAGCTCTTTTCCGCAATAGCTGCAATGTCTTTCGCGCATCAGTCTGCGCATTCACCACAACGCTGAGAGCACTTAGCCAGTTACGGCACCACACTTTGTCGCGGCTCCATAAATGCCCTCATCGTTGCACCCTGGTCTCTTCCCAGGCGTCAAACCGAATCGCCACGCTGGTTAGGCGTCTTATCAGCATCATCATTGACTTGCACATTCCGGCTACCTGGTTTGTTTGCTCGAGCAAGGAGTGGATTGTCCCCTTTAACGTCACCAGACCGCTAACGACGCATGTGCCATACGCCGTGTTACAACCAAATTTTGTTTTAATCTTGCCTGTGTTATGTTTCTTTTAGATACATTATGTATCTCATGGGTACATTGTCAAGTATAAAAAAACCTGCCGAAGCAGGTTCATAAATATTGATTAGGCCTTTATTGTGTATCTTCTTGGTTTTCCCGAGAAAATCACTGTACCAATTATAGAGCAATTACCGTTAATCTTAATGTAAGGCTCAGGCCAGTTTGGGTTTAATGCTTTGAGATAACGCTGTGTTCCATCTTCTATCAATCGCTTGAAGGTGGTTTCGCCTGTATCGTGCATCAATGCAATAACGTCGTCACCGTGGCAGGCAGGGACTTCGGGATCAACAAAAATCATGTCTCCAGGGCGGTACTCATCAATCATTGAATCACCAATCACCCGCAAGATATAAGTCATTTCGCCACAGGGTACAGGGCAGGGATACGTTTCTGCTGTGCTCAAATCAACCTCAGAATAGCCAACTTCTTTCCATGCTCCGGCCTGTACCCATGATATGACAGGGACTAACGTTATTTGTTTGTTAGTGATTGAAACATCAGGTTTTTTTGTGATGTTCGTTGTCTGGTGTTCTTGATCAAGCCATCCGACAGGCAGGTCGAAACATTTTTCGATGTGCCGTGCCATGCTGTCACCGATATTTTTAGTAGCGCCATCCCCCATAAACCTGCTGGTTTGGGTTGGCTCGCGATCAATCATGGTGGCAAAGGATGAATTTCCGCCAACACCATCTCTCAGTTTTCTGGCGTTAGACCGCCGGATGTCATGGATTGTTTTCATAACGAAATTAAAACCTTTGTACCGATAAGGTACAAGTATCTTGAAGGTTCATTTCAATCATGTAATATGTATACCGGAGGTACATATTGTATGAAAGCGTATTGGGACTCTTTAACCAAAGAACAGCAGGGCGAGTTGGCCGGAAAAGTTGGCTCAACACCTGGCTACTTACGGCTGGTTTTCAATGGTTATAAAAAAGCCAGTTTTGTGCTGGCTAAAAAACTTGAGCAATGCACGTCAGGTGCAATTACGAAATCTGACTTAAGACCGGATATCTATCCGAAAGATTAACAGAACACCTTCAATTTTTAACCACAGAACGATGAGGCTAACCGTGGGTAAGTATCACTGGAAAGTAGAAAAACAGCCTGAGTGGTACGTGAAAGCTGTCAGAAAAACTATCGCAGCGTTGCCGGGTGGTTACGCTGAAGCAGCTGACTGGCTGGATGTAACAGAGAACGCATTATTTAACCGCCTTCGTGCCTATGGCGATCAGATTTTCCCGCTGGGATGGGCAATGGTTTTACAGCGCGCGGCTGGCACTCACTACATTGCGGATGCTGTCGCACAGTCTGCTGGTGGGGTGTTCGTATCGCTTCCTGAAATTGAGGAAGTAGAGAACGCCGATATAAACCAGCGCCTGCTGGAAGTCATTGAACAGATCGGCAGTTATTCAAAACAGATTCGTTCAGCAATTGAAGACGGTGTAGTGGAACCGAATGAGAAGACAGCAATTAACGACGAGCTGTACCTCTCAATTTCGAAGCTGCAGGAGCATGCAGCACTGGTCTACAAAATTTTTTGCATTTCAGAAAGTAATGACGCCCGCGAGTGTGCAGCTCCGGGCGCCGTGGCGTGTCGTGACTGTGGAGAAACTAACGCATGAACAGTTTAACAACACACTACCGTCGCTCGCAACTGATTGCGCTTCCTGTACCGGGTGGAAAAGCGAAGGTGGAGTATTGCTATGCAGTAAATGTACCAGGTGACAGGGAAATTGTAACCCACAGCTTTGCAGAGTGGGCTGTGGGTGATTTCAACCGGCAGAAGGAGACAGTCCTTTGCGACAAGTTAATCGCTGGTTCAAAGATCACTACGGAGTGCCCGTCAGAGTCATTCGTTGGGAGCCGGAAACACAACGGGTTATCTACCTCCGCGAAGGCTATGAGCATGAGTGCTTCAGCCCGCTCGAACAGTTTCGTCGTAAATTCAGGGAAGTAGAGGTCGGTCATGAGCACTAAATTAACCGGCTATGTATGGGATGGTTGCGCTGCATCAGGCATGAAGTTATCCAGCGTGGCAATTATGGCCCGCCTGGCTGATTTCAGTAATGACGAAGGTGTGTGCTGGCCATCAATTGAAACCATTGCCCGTCAGATTGGCGCGGGGATGAGTACCGTCAGAACGGCTATCGCACGGCTGGAAGCAGAAGGCTGGTTAACGCGTAAGGCGCGTCGCCAGGGTAACCGCAATGCGTCGAATGTTTATCAGCTTAACGTTGCGAAGCTTCAGGCAGCGGCATTTTCTCAACTGTCAGATTCTGACCCGTCAAAATCTGACGCATCAAAATCTGACCCGTCAAAATTTGATGCGTCGAAATCTGGCAAAAAAGCGGGTTTTCACCCGTCAGAATCTGGCGGGGATCCGTCAGTAAAATCAAAACATGATCCGTCAGATAAAAAACCTTCTCGTCCGGACGCTTCGCAACCGGACACGCAGACGGCTGAACAGGATTTTTTAACTCGCCATCCTGATGCGGTTGTATTCAGCTCTAAAAAGCGCCAGTGGGGGACGCAGGATGATTTGACCTGCGCACAGTGGCTCTGGAAAAAAATCATCGCCCTGTACGAGCAGGCTGCCGAATGTGACGGCGAGGTGGTTCGTCCCAAAGAACCGAACTGGACAGCCTGGGCAAACGAAATTCGCCTGATGTGTGTACAGGATGGGCGTACTCACAAACAAATCTGCGAGATGTACAGCCGCGTCAGCCGCGATCCGTTCTGGTGCCGTAACGTGCTCAGCCCGTCGAAGCTGCGGGAAAAATGGGATGAGCTTTCCCTGCGCTTATCGCCGTCCGTCAGCACGTACACCGAAAAACGCGAAGACCCGTACTTCAAATCCAGTTACGACAACGTGGACTACAGCCAGATCCCGGCAGGATTCAGGGGGTGAGCATGAGTCTTTTGAATGACGTTCAGAAATTCATTGAAGCCCATCCGGGGTGTACTTCCGGAGACATTGCGGATGCTTTTGCAGGTTACTCACGGCAGCGCGTTCTGCAGTCAGCAAGCAAGTTACGTCAGAGTGGGCGTGTGGCTCACCGTTGTGAAGGAGATACACGCAGACATTTCCCGCGCCTGACTGAGAGAGCGCAGGAGCCGGAACCACAACCAGTTCGTGAAACCAGACCTGTGCGCAATTTCTATGTCGGCACTAACGACCCGCGGGTGATTTTGTGCCTGACCCGCCAGGCGGAAGAACTGGAGTCCAGGGGCTTATACCGTCGTGCTGCAACGGTGTGGATGGCGGCATTCCGTGAAAGCCACTCCCAGCCAGAACGAAATAATTTTCTGGCGCGTCGTGAACGGTGTTTACGGAAAAGCAACAAGCGGGCTGCATCAGGTGAAGAGTGGTATCTGTCAGGGAATTACGTGGGGGCTTAATGAGTAATAAATATTGCCGGGCGCTGGTGGAGCTGCGGAACAAACCAGCCCATGAACTGAAGGAAGTGGGCGATCAGTGGCGCACGCCGGATAACATTTTCTGGGGAATTAACACCCTGTTTGGTCCGTTTGTTCTGGATCTGTTCACTGACGGTGATAACGCCAAATGTGCCGCGTATTACACGGCGGAAGACAACGCGCTGGCACATGACTGGTCAGAACGTCTTGCGGAGCTTAAAGGTGCTGCCTTTGGTAATCCCCCATACAGCCGCGCCAGTCAGCATGAGGGGCAATACATCACCGGCATGCGTTACATCATGAAGCATGCCAGTGCCATGCGTGATAAAGGCGGTCGCTATGTTTTCCTGATCAAAGCTGCCACCAGCGAAGTGTGGTGGCCGGAAGATGCAGATCATATTGCTTTTATTCGCGGGCGTATTGGTTTTGAACTGCCTGCCTGGTTTATCCCGAAGGATGAGAAGCAGGTGCCGACAGGCGCTTTCTTCGCTGGTGCTATTGCTGTTTTCGACAAGACCTGGAAGGGACCGGCAATCAGCTACATCGGGCGCGATGAACTTGAGGCATGTGGTGAGGCCTTTCTGGCGCAGGTTCGCCAGCAGGCGGAAAAACTGGTCAGGGAGATGGCGGCATGACGACGTTAACTCAATGCCAGCAGCAGGTGCTGGATATGCTGATTTCTTATCAGAAAGAACGTGGCTTCCCGCCAACCAATCAGGAGGTGGCAACCATGCTGGGATACCGTTCGGTGAATGCAGCGGTGGAGCATCTTCGCGCACTGGAGAAAAAAGGCGTCATCACGATAAAGCGTGGCGTGGCCCGGGGGATAACGCTTCATACCGCGGTGAAGGACGACGACAGCGAGGCGGTCGGGATTATCCGCGCACTGCTTGCCGGTGAGGAAAACGCAAAGCTGCGTGCAACCCACTGGTTACATGAGAGGGGCCTGAAAGTATGAAGCTGATCCTGCCTTTTCCGCCCAGCGTGAACACGTACTGGCGACACCCCAACAAAGGGGCGTTTGCTGGTAAGAGCCTGATAAGCGCGGCGGGGCGAAAATTCCAGAGCGCAGCGTGCGCAGCAATAGTTGAGCAGTTACGTCGTCTGCCGAAACCAACGTCGGCACCTGCTTCAGTGGAGATCGTGTTGTTTCCTCCGGATAACCGGATCCGCGATCTGGACAACTATAACAAGGCGCTGTTTGACGCCCTGACCCACGCGGGTGTGTGGGAAGACGACAGTCAGGTGAAAAGAATGCTGGTGGAGTGGGGACCGGTTATCCCGGAAGGGAAGGTCGAGATCACTATCAGTAAGTACGAGAAAACGGCGGGTGCAGCCGCCTGATTAAGAGGAGAAACGAAGTATGAATAATCTGATGGTCATTGATGGTATTGAAGTTCGTCGTGATGCTTATGGTCGTTACAGCCTGAACGATCTTCACAGGGCTGCCGGTTCTCTGGATAAGCATAAGCCTGCATTCTGGCTCCGCAATGAGCAAACTGAACGTTTAATAAGCGAGTTGCAGATTTGCAACTCGGTCAATATAGAGCCAGTTAACGTTATTCGTGGCGGAAATAACCAGGGGACGTATGTCTGCAAAGAACTGGTGTATGCCTATGCAATGTGGATAAGCCCGTCATTCCATCTTAAGGTGATCCGTACTTTCGACATGGTAACCAGCGCACCGGAAAAATTATCCGGACAGGCTGCTGACAAGATGAAGGCTGGTGTGATTCTGCTGGACTTTATGCGCCGGGAATTAAATCTGTCTAACTCTTCAGTGCTTGGTGCCTGTCAGAAACTCCAGGAGGCTGTTGGCTTACCGAATCTGGCACCGCGCTATGCCATTGATGCACCTGCTGACGCGCCTGATGGCTCAAGCCGCCCGACGCTGTCGCTGAGTGCACTGCTGAAGCAGTATGGTATCCGCCTGACGGCTAATCAGGCATATCACCAGATGGCGAAGCTGGGGATCGTTGAACAACGCGAACGATACAGCCGTACCGCGATTAACAACATCAAAAAATTCTGGTCGCTGACAGCGAAAGGCTGCATGTTCGGCAAGAACATCACCAGTCCTGCAAATCCGCGCGAGACGCAGCCGCATTTCTTCGAATCCAGATTCCCTGAGCTGTTAAAGCTGCTCGATACCGTTCATTGAGGTGACCGTGAGAGCACTACTGACCCCTGAAATTGCCCCGCGTATGGGGATCGTATTGTTCAGACCAGGTTCAGAGCTGATGCCCCTGTTTATGCAGGGGCGTGTCCTGCTGGAGCCTGAGCCGGAACGTTATTCATCTTTCGCCAGTGGTGCCGTTCCGGCGGCATCACAACCGCTGGCGGATGATCCTGCCGTTCAGGCCGTGTTCCGCAATGAGGCAGTGATCCGTCGTGCTGGTGGCGTGGAATGTCTTGAAAGCTGGTTACTTCGTGAAAAAGGCTGTCAGTGGCCTCATTCCGACTGGCACAGCGAGAACATGACCACAATGCGACACGCGCCGGGCGCAATCCGTCTGTGCTGGCACTGCGATAACCAGCTGCGCGATCAGTTCACGGAACGGCTGGAATCAATGGCAACGGATAACTGTGCCCGCTGGGTGTTGTCTGTCGTGCGTCGGGATCTCGGTTTTGATGATAGTCACGTTGTGACAATGCCGGAACTGTGCTGGTGGCTGGTTCGTAATGACCTGGCGGATGCCTTACCGGAAAGTGCAGCCCGTAAGGCACTGAGATTACCGAAGCCTGTTGTGCCGTCTGTCACCCGGGAAAGTGACCTTGTGCCTTCGGTTCCTGCCACCAGCATCATCCAGGATAAAGCGAAAAAAGTGCTGGCGCTGGAAGTGGATCCGGAGTCGCCGGAGTCTTTTATGTTACGCCCAAAACGTCGCCGCTGGGTTAATAAAAAGTACACGCGCTGGGTTAAGACACAGCCGTGTGCATGTTGTGGAAAGCCTGCTGATGATCCCCACCACCTGATAGGTCACGGTCAGGGTGGAATGGGTACAAAAGCGCATGACCTCTTTGTGTTGCCTTTGTGCAGAAAGCATCACGACGAGCTGCATGCAGATACCGTGGCATTTGAAGAGATGTATGGCTCCCAGCTGGAGCTGATATTTCGTTTTATCGATCGTGCGCTGGCAATTGGCGTGCTGGCCTGATTTTGTGGAGAAAGTTGATGCGTGATATGTATGAAGTTTTGGACCGCTGGGGGGCATGGGCTGCTGCAGAAAACAGTGGTGTGGACTGGCAACCGGTAGCTGCTGGCTTCAAGTGGCTTTTACCTCATGGCAGAAAGTCCCGGATTCAGTGCGATGATGATGAGGGCATCATAATAGACGGTTGTGTCGCTAGGTTGCGTAAATACAAGCCGGCAGAGTATGAGCTGATAATTGCTCACTTTGTTGTTGGCATTTCGCTCCGTACAATTGCAAAAAAGCGGAAATGTTCAGACGGAACAGTTCGAAAAGATATGCAAACAGCTATGGGGTTTATTGATGGATGCTTGTCATTTTTTTATTTAATACAATGAGTTAAGTGCTATGTAAAATCATTCTACTTTCCCAACTTTTATGTGTATATAATACCAGGGTAAAGTAACGGAGAATCTTGTGAACATTCAAGCAGTAGACATTTTTTGTGGCGCAGGGGGCTTAACTTTTGGGCTAAAAAAAGCCGGGATTGAAGTTTCTCATGGCATTGATATTGATGAGTCCTGCCGTTTCGCTATTGAGAGCAATAATCCCTTAACGAAGTTCATTAACCAGTCAGTTACTGAACTGCAATCCAGCGATGTGTCTGCTATGTTCAAGGAAGGAAATATTAGATTACTTGCAGGCTGTGCCCCTTGCCAACCGTTTTCCAAGTATCGTAATCCAAATAGCAGAAAAGATGATACAAAGTGGCGTCTTTTATCTGAGTTTCAGAGGATTGTAAGTGATGTCATGCCAGAGCTTGTGACTATGGAAAATGTTCCTCAACTTAGAAATCATAAGGTTTTTGAAGAGTTTGTTAGTGTATTAAAGACTCTTGGGTATCATCTGTGGTACGACGTTGTAAAATGTTCCGAGTATGGCTTGCCTCAAAATAGACGTAGATTAATTCTAATTGGGTCCATATTGGGGCCAATCAGCCTTGATCAAAAAAAAGTAAGCCGTAAAGTTACAGTAAAGGATGCTATTGGTCAGTTGCCAAAAATAGGTGCAGGGGAGAAACTCGAAAGTGATCCATTGCATCGTTCGCCTAAATTAAGGGATATTAACCTTAAACGAATCTTGCACTCTTTACCAGGTGGTACGTGGGATGATTGGCCTGAAGAAATTAGAGCGGATTGCCATAAAAAGCATTCAGGTGCTACCTATAAAAGTGTTTATGGACGGATGGTTTGGGACGATACTAGTCCTACAATAACTACCCAATGTTATGGATATGGTAATGGGCGATTCGGACATCCTGAGCAAAATAGAGCAATAACTTTGCGTGAAGCTGCTATTTTACAATCTTTTCCTATGGATTATAAATTTATTGGAAAAAATACGCCTTTTTCATTCCAAAAGTTAGGAACGATGATTGGTAATGCTGTTCCCCCTATAATTGGCCAAGTAATAGGGAGAACATTTGTTAGGCATGTTGAGGGGATAAATATCCGTTAGAGATAATATAATCTTCAGTTGAGTTTATTAATAAACGAAGATATAGATCAACTCTCTCTGCTCTAGACTTAACTTCTTCTAAGGGGTCAATTTGCCCCTTTTTAGAGAAGCTAGTACTTCCATGCGCGAGTTCGTTTCTGATATCCTTAAGCAAGTCTAAGTCAATACCATTTCTACATTCAGGTGAGTTTGCGATAGTTATTCCGTAAGCCTGCGTTATTTTTTGTAATACAGGCTTGCAAACATTACCATTGAATTCTTTACGAATATTCAATGAGGCTGAAATTATTCTTTTGGAAATGTCAGTGCCTATCTTTTTATAAAGGGATTGCCCTGTTTCATTATCTGAAACAATTCTATGTAATATATTTACTTGAAGCTTCTCCCTGAGTGATGCGTAATTCACATCATTATCTTGTAAATGATCATAAATTGACTCGATGCAACCTCTGGCAGTATTTTCAACTTGATTATATAGCATCATATGAACGGATGATTTTAAAATATTTACCCTTAGGATATTAGATTCTATTTCATCTTGATGCGCTTGCGGATCTAACTGCTGAGTATGAATCTCTATAGATGATGCAAGAGAAAGCAGTTCCATAATGTCTCTTGCTCTTTCTTCATATTCATCTCGTAAATCAATTAGACTCATTTTTAAATCCCTAACAACTTATTTTTAACGTAAAAGATTCTGTTTTTTAGCTGGCTGGTATTGTTTGCACTATCAGCAGTAACAAGTGTTTCAAATTCCTCTTCAAATAGCCATTCACCTACAGGTACGGCTGGACTCTGGAGTTGTGGGTTAGTTTTTAATGCAAGTGCAGTTCCCACGGCAATGGCTTCGTATCTGGCTCGTGGGGTGGTTTTACTTGTTGCGGTCTTTTTAAAGCCAATAGGGAAATGGGTAGCAACAAAAGCAAGCATCATTTCAAAATCATGTTTAAAACTATCAACATCTTGTTGAGTAGTCACAGCTGCTGCTTGTTCATTTAAATAATTATCAATAAAGGGACGGACAAATCCCTTATAGTTTTCTAAATCATTTAAATATGCAAAAAATCTCAAAACTAACTCACGATGATCGCCATTCGACCGTTTCCGGTCTGATAATGGAGCTAGTTGGGAAAAAAGTGAGTTTGTTGAGCATGGGGTCACAACATCTTTATAGAACATTGAGGTAGCAGCATCTGAGCCATGCCTCACTTCCATCGCTTCTAATCTTTTAACACCTGAGTTGATCCTTTCAAATAAATCTCTTCTATGTTGTTCCTCAACATCACCTTTCAACTCAATAAATCTTAGTGAAGCTCTTAAAAATCTTCTTTGGCGGCTAGCTAAAAGATCTGAAAATTTGAAACCTTCTAAACTTTTAAGCTCTTTCAAATCCTTTAACTCAAATTGGTCGTTCCAAAAATAATAAATAGAGCGTATCCGTTGTGAACCATCAATGATTTCTACCCTACCATCTAATTCAGGGTCTTCATTAAATACATCAGCAATGTAAAGGTAAGGTATTGGAAAGTCTAATAGAATACTTTCTATAAAGCGAGAGGCTGTTTTTGTATCCCACTTGTAATCACGTTGATAATCTGGAATAAAAAGCTCGTTTTTGTCATTTTCAATATTATCACCATACTTTTGAATAATGACTTCAACGGTCCACTCACGTACATTGTATCCAATGTTTCTCTGAGCGAGTCTGATTTCATTGTCAGCGGAAGCGGTTAAAGCTGCAATTTCAGCCTTTTTTCTGTTCTTAGCGTGTTCATCTTGTATCTGAGCAAGCTCTTCTTTGAGTTCTTTGAGTGTAGTCATGTTTTCGTTCCTTTAATTGAAAGTTGATTGTAAGAAAACTATAACGCGTACGCAAAAAGTATTGTATTGTGTTAAGAGTGGTTACTTCGCCACACAACTTAAACCCGCCGTCGAGCGGGTTTTTTTGTACCTGTAAACCTGGTGCAGTACGGTAAACACGCTGGTGGTCGTGAATACTGACTTTTTATCTTGCTGGCTTTTTAGACAAGAGTTATTGGTATGTCATGTTAACTAGAAGGAAAAAAGACATGCTAAAACAGCAAGATATGACAGAAACGGCGAAAGTTGTTTTTAATGAATTAAGCATCGAACCAGCAACAGTCGGGGAGATTGCACAAAACACATATCTTTCACGCGAACGCTGTCAGTTAATACTGACCCAGTTGGTTATGGCGGGGCTGGCAGATTACCAGTTCGGCTGTTACAGACGCCTTCAGCAATGAAGGACTTTTAATTTGTGAAAATGGGCGGCTGGTGGGTGTTGGTAGCACCTGCCAGCCATTCGCTCATGCTTACTGGTCACAAGCGAACCACGGCCCACTGCTTTAGCGCAAAAGCAGAGTGAGCCTACCAGAGTTACGCTTACTGATCCATGAAAAACACTGTAAAAATAAACAGTATTGATTTAATCAACGCTGATTGCCTGCATTTTATTCAGTCCCTGCCTGATGATTCCATTGACCTGATTGTTACCGATCCGCCTTACTTCAAGGTGAAACCCAACGGTTGGGACAATCAGTGGAAAGGGGACGAAGATTACCTTAAGTGGCTGGACCACTGTCTGGCCCAGTTCTGGCGGGTGTTGAAACCTGCCGGAAGCCTTTACCTGTTCTGTGGGCATCGCCTGGCATCTGATATTGAGATCATGATGCGTGAACGTTTCAACGTGCTTAACCATATCATCTGGGCGAAGCCGTCCGGACGTTGGAATGGGTGTAATAAAGAAAGTCTGCGCGCATATTTTCCTGCCACAGAGCGCGTTCTGTTTGCTGAACATTACCAGGGGCCATATCGCGGCAAAAGTGACGGCTATGCGGCAAAAGAAAGGGAACTCAAACAGCACATAATGGCACCGCTGATATCGTATTTCAGGGATGCTCGTGCCGAACTGGGTATAACGGCAAAACAAATTGCCGAAGCCACAGGTAAGAAAAATATGGTTTCCCACTGGTTTGGTGCCAGTCAGTGGCAGTTGCCGAATGAGGCTGACTATCGGAAGTTACAGGCACTGTTTTCCCGTATAGCGGCAGAGAAGTTTCAGGAACAACAACTGGAACAACCACACCACCAGCTGGTGGCATCTTATGATTCACTGAATCGCAAATATTCTGAATTGCTGGATGAGTTTAAATCTCTCCGGCGCTATTTCTCCGTATCAGTCTCCGTGCCTTATACCGATGTCTGGATGCATAAACCCGTTCAGTTCTACCCGGGTAAACATCCGTGTGAGAAACCGGCGGATATGCTCAGGCAAATAATCAATGCCAGTAGTCGACCCGGTGATCTGGTTGCTGATTTTTTTATGGGATCCGGTTCCACAATAAAAGCGGCAATGGCGCTGGGGCGTCGGGCGTTAGGTGTTGAACTTGAGTCAGAGCGGTTTAATCAGACGGTGAAAGAGGTAAGTGAACTGGTGGGGAAATAATTCTGGTGGCCACGTTGCGTGGCCTTTTTATTTCCAACACAGCACCCGCAAATATCGCGAGGTGAGAGATGACGAAATGCCTCATAACCCAAATACCTGGCCGGACTGGCTGGAGTTGTTTCAGAGCTGGTGGCGTGGAGATACGCCGCTGGGCGCAGTGATTATGTCGATTGTTATGGCTGGTTTGCGCATCGCCTATTTTGGCGGTGGTGGTGGCTGGAAGCGAAAAACGCTCGAGATTTTGCTATGTGGCGCTCTGACGTTGACCTTTGCATCCGCGCTTGAGTATGTCGGATGGCCTAAATCGCTTTCTGTTGCCATTGGTGGTGGGGTGGGGCTGATCGGTGTCGATGCTATTCGTGGGGCTGCAATGAGAGTAATCGGTAACAAGTTTGGTAGCTCGAAGGAGTAATTTATGCAGGTACTAAATTCCCAGCGTAAAGCTTTCCTTGATATGGTGGCATGGTCAGAAGGAACGGATAACGGGCGACAACCGACACGTAACCACGGTTATGACGTTATTGTCGGTGGCGAACTCTTCACTGATTACTCCGATCACCCTCGAAAACTTGTCACGCTAAACCCGAAACTCAAATCAACAGCCGCAGGCCGTTATCAACTTCTTTCACGCTGGTGGGATGCTTACCGCAAGCAGTTAGGGCTGACAGACTTCTCTCCTAAAAGCCAGGACGCTGTTGCATTGCAGCAGATTAAGGAGCGTGGCGCTTTACTAATGATTGATCGCGGTGACATCCGTCAGGCAATCGACCGTTGCAGCAATATCTGGGCTTCACTGCCGGGCGCTGGTTATGGACAGTTCGAGCATAAGGCTGACAACCTGATTGCAAAATTCAAAGAAGCTGGCGGAACGGTCAGAGAGATTGAGGTATGAGCAGAGTAACCGCGATTATCTCCGCTCTGGTTATCTGCATCATCGTCTGCCTGTCATGGGCTGTTAATCATTACCGTGATAACGCCATCGCCTACAAAGAGCAGCGCGACAAAGCCGCATCTACTATCGCTGACATGCAGAAGCGTCAACGTGATGTAGCAGAACTCGACGCCAGATACACAAAGGAGCTTGCTGATGCTAACGCGACTATCGAAAGTCTCCGTGCTGATGTTTCTGCTGGTCGTAAGCGCCTGCAAGTCGCCGCCACCTGTGCAAAGTCAACGACCGGAGCCGGCGGCATGGGCGATGGAGAAAGCCCAGGACTTACAGCAGATGCTGAACTCAATTATTACCGTCTCCGAAGTGGAATCGACAAGATAACCGCACAGGTCAACTACCTGCAGGAATACATCAGGACGCAATGCCTGAAATAATTTTTTTGCAAATCACAAAGTCCATTTAATGAGCCTTGCGATGCGGGGCTTTTTTATGTCCGCAGTAAATGCGCATCTCACGCGCATATTAACGAGAGCCTTTCAGTAAGTGAGCCTGAGAAATGCCGTTATAGGTGGCGACCTCTCTCGGGCGGCTTTTCTGTGAGACAGGCTCACTTTCTAAAAGGTAAAGACGCTATGAATAATCCGTCAGTTATTCCGGCCTTCGACTTCCGCGAAATGGTCACGACCCTCGACAACAAGATAATCACCACATCACTCAAGGTGGCGGATTACTTTGGCAAGCGACACAAAGACGTTTTGCGTGCCATACGTAACCTGAAATGCTCCGATGACTTCACCCAGCGCAATTTTGCGCCCATTGATTTCATTGATAAAAATGGCGATGTTCAGCCTATGTATAACATCACCCGCGACGGATGCATGATGCTAGTGATGGGATTCACTGGCAAAACAGCTGCCGCAGTGAAGGAGTGTTACATCAATGCCTTCAACTGGATGGCCGAGCAGCTAAACCGGCGCATGGCGATGGGTGAAGAATTGCAGCATCGCTACGCCATCAAAGAAACGCGCTCAAAGCTGAAAGGCACAATCGGCAGCCGGTTGATGAACGAGCGGAAGAAAGAGAAGCGCGTTCTGGAGCTCGAGCATGAGCACATCATGCAGGTGACGCAGCCAGAACTGCTGATTGGCTGATCGACATTACAGAGCCACTTCCAGAGGTGGCTCGATAATGTTGGAGGAAACCATGTCAACGCTTAAGGATTTATCCCGGCAGCTAAAGCAGCTGCAGAAGCAAATCCCTTTCGCCACGGCGCAAGCCATGACATCGGTAGTAAGGGATATCGCCGCAGCGCAAAAGGTGGCACTGGGGCGAAAACTGGAATCGCCGACGCCGTTCACCGTCAACTCAGTGGGCTCTGCTGGCGCCAGAAAGAACAACCTCCGCGCAAAAGTCTTTGTGCGCGATGTCGCCGCTGAATATCTCGAACCCTTTGAATTTGGTGGTGAACATAAACTGAACAGCCAGGCGCTGCTCAATCCAAAGAACATCAAACTGAACAAATACGGCAACATGCCGCGAAATAAGCTGTCGCAGTTGAAAGCGAAGCCGAATGTGTTCGTAGGTGAGGTCAATGGTGTTGATGCTGTCTGGCAGAGGCGTAAACCGAAGAAGGCGAAAAAGAAACGAGCCCGGCGCTCAGCGAATGGTACGCGCAGACCAAAGCGGAAACAGCGTGCTCCTAAGCTGCTGGTGAGGTTTGGTGATGCTCTACCTGTTACGCCTACGCTTGACTACATGAACCGCTCACGATCAATGGCAGCCGGCTTAATGCCCGGCGCGCTGAGTAGGGCGATTGAGGAAGCGATTCGAACGGCAAAATGACCTGAATACCTACCCCATAGGGTTTGGGTCCTTCCTGAGACTTTTGTAAAGCACGGGCATTGCGCGCCGCAGTGTTTTCCTAGCTACAAACTTTTATTTTGTGTCCCATGTCCCACCCCAAGGGATCGCCAGCCACGCCAGAGCCAGCACGGATTATTCCATTTATTCCAGTGGGACATTCGTGTGGGACATTGAAAAAATGTCCCAGGTAAATGTCCCACCCCAAAAATGTCCCAGGTGATGTCCCATGACCACGATGAACCAGAGTCAGTACGCGCAACATTCAGGCGTCGATCGCAAGACTATTGGCCGATGGATCAAGGCTGGTCGGTTTATCGTCATGGATGGCGACCTGATTGATGTTGAGGCGAGCGATGCCGCGCTGAAGAAAAACCGTGATGGAAAAGATCCGCGGGCATCAAACGCGAAGAAGAAAAAAGCCCCAGCACCCCGGAATGATAGCGACGATGAAATTGATGAAACCGTTCGCCAGATAATGCTTACAGAAGGTGCAGCCCTTTCCAGGGAAGAGGCCGCGCGGATCCGTGAAAATTACATGGCCCTGCAGGCAAAGCTCCAGTATGAAAAAGACAGCGGCCAGACAATTGAATTGGCCATCGCCGAGGAGGTTCTGTTTAACGCCTTTCGCCAGCAGCGTGATGCCTGGCTGAACTGGCCTTCACGCGTGGCACCGCTGATAGCCGCCGATCTGAATGTGCCGGCGGACAGGATGACAGAGGTGCTGATTGAACATGTCCACAAACATATCTCAGTCCTCGGAGAACCAGAGTTTAACCCAGCGGAAGATTGAGCGTCTTCAACTGAGTGTCCGGAAAGGGTGGACACCGCCGCCGCGGATCAGCGTCCCGCAATGGGCCGATGACTACCGGAAGCTGGCGAAAGAAGCTGGCAGTACCTCCGGGAACTGGGAAACATCAACGGTTGAAATTGCCCGCGGTCCTATGCTGGCCGCGACGGAATCGGGCGTTCACATTATCACCGTGATGTGCTGTACCCAGTTAATGAAAACCGCGCTGCTGGAAAACCTGTTTGGTTATTTTGCGCACCTCGACCCATGTCCGATTTTGCTCCTGCAGCCGAAGGAAGAGGCCGCTGAGCAGTTTTCCAAAGAACGCATCAGCCCGATGGTTAGGGTAACGCCAGTTCTGCGTAACATCATAGGTGACTCAAAGCAGAAGAGTTCAAAAGAAACCATTCTGTATAAAGCTTTCACCGGCGGATTTCTGGCGCTGGCCGGCGCCGGTAGTCCAGATAACCTTGCGCGCCGTCCGATCCGTGTTCTGCTGGCAGATGAGGTGGATAAATACCCGATTACCCGCGAGGGCGATCCCATTGCTCTGGCGGAAGAGCGAACCGCCACATTTGGCCTTAACTGGCTGTCTGTGCGGGCTTGCTCGCCGACGGTCGAAGATGAAAGCCGGATTGCTGACAGTTACGAAGATTCAGATCAGCGGCGGGCCTCTGTAGTTTGCCCCCATTGCGGGCACCGACAGTTCCTTGATTTCTTCAAACATGTTCAATGGCCAAAAGAAGGTGATAAGCACCTGACCAAAGCGGCCATGATCCATTGTGAATGTTGTGGTGCTGGCTGGTCAGAGGGTGAGCGTCTGCGGGCATTACAGACAATCCGCTGGCATCAGACCAAACCGTTTGAATGTTGTGGTTCCCGCCATTCACCATTAATGGAATACGACCAGAAATGGCATGAAGGAGACGAGGGCAGTGTTGATGCCGTCTGGCGCTGGTCAGAGTCGGAACGGCATGCCGTATACCGGGCGATTTGCCCGGACTGCGGGGCCGAGGCACTGGATAATCACCACGCCGGGTACCAGGCGTCAAAACTCTTCAGTCCCTGGCAAAAAGACAAGCCATCGGACATTGCAAAGAAATACCTCGATGCGAAAGGGGATCCGGATAAGGAGCAGGCCTGGTGGAACACCCAGATGGGGTTGCCGCACCGGCCTAACCACGGGAAACAGCTCCCGGTTGATGTCCTGCTGGCGCGCCGTGAAGTCTTCCCGGCCGTCGTTCCTGATGGCGTGGCATTGTTAACTGCGGGCGTCGATACCCAGGATGACCGATTCGAAATCACGATCACTGGCTGGGGGCGGGACGAGGAATCGTGGTCAGTTGCGCATGACGTCATTTATGGCGATCTGGAGACTGAGGAACCCTGGAAGCGCCTCGATGCGTACCTGAAACAGATATGGCGACGCGGCGACGGGCGAGGGCTGAATATTCTGGCTGCATGTATGGACTCCGGCGGTCACCACACGCAAAAGGTTTATGAGTTCTGCAAAGATCGCCTTGGGCGCCGCGTCTGGGCTATCAAGGGCGAATCTGCGCAGGGTGGGAAACGCAACCCCGTCTGGCCAACCAAGCGACCGACATCGAAAAGTAAAGCCAGCTTCAGGCCAATTATACTTGGCGTGAACTCTGCGAAAGATGTTATCCGTGGTCGTCTGCATCTTGAACCGCCAGCTTTAGGTACTGCCGGTGCGGGCTATATGCACTTCCCGGATGATCGTGATCTCGGATATTTCAACCAGCTGCTGGCCGAGCGACTGGTTTATAAAGTGGTGGCCGGTCAGCGATTCAGTGTCTGGGAGCCTATCCCCGGACGGGCGAACGAAGCACTCGACTGCCTCGTTTACAGCTATGCCGCGTTGTGTGGGCTGAAACATATGGGATTAAAACTCAATGTTCGGGCCGCTAACCTTCAGGCCGATCCCGATAAGTTCCTGCCGGCGCCAGCCGAGCCAGAAGAAAAAATCAATTACGAATTACCGGGTGCCATCGTGGATGAGGCTATGGCTCCTGTTAAGCGTAAGAACATTTCTAAACTCCTGCCGCAATAAGGAAAACCATGTTTAACCGAAACACGAGCTTACTTGCTGGTGGGATGACTGATGAGCAGCTCAGAGACGCTCTGCAGAAAGCGCAGCAGGCTTATATCGACCTGACTACCGGCAGCCGTGGCGTCTCATTCGCCTATACGCAGGGTGATGGGACGCGCTCTGTCTCCTATCAGCAAAGCTCTCTCGCCGACCTGCTGGCGCTGATTCAGTTGCTGCAGGCGCAACTGGGAATTGTCGCCCGGCCACGGAAGCCAGTGAGGTTCAGATTCTGATGAATAAAGTGCAAATCCTTGGTCCTGACGGGAGACCTTATCAGGCACCAAAACCCAGCATGTTGACGGGCGGTAGCCGGGTGCCATATGACGCCGCGGATTCCTTCAGCGATCAACTGGCGAACTGGCAGCCCGCACTATGGTCACCGGATAACGAAATTAATATCTATCGTGACCGTATAGTTTCCCGTGCGCGGGATCTGGTCCGAAATGATGGATGGGCCAATGGTGCCATAACTCGCCTGCTTGATAATGCGGTCGGCGCCAATTTCCGTCCGATCATGAAGCCTGACTATCGTGTATTACGGATGATGACAGGTAATAAAAGTTTTGACGCAGTATGGGCGGAAGAGTACGGAAAAGCACTCGCTTCCCACTGGAGAACCTGGGCATACGACACAGGCCGTTATTGTGACGTTGAGCGCAAGCTAACCGTTCCACAAATGTTGCGTCTGGCCTTTCGCCACAAGCTGATTGATGGCGATGCCCTGATGGTGCTTCAGTATCGCACCGATCGCCTTGGACCAGGTAAGGGGCGTTATGCCACGACGGTGCAGGTTGTTGATCCCGACAGACTCAGTAACCCGCAGCAGAATTTTGATATGCCGAATATCCGCGGCGGCGTTGAAATTGATGCTGACGGCGCACCTGTGGCTTATCACATACGTGAAGCACATATCGGTGACTGGTGGAGTGGCGCCAAAACAATGACATGGCGACGAATCCCGCGCGAAACCGCATGGGGGCGCCCGCACGTTGTGCACGACTTTGACCATGAGCGTGGAGCTCAGCATCGGGGGAATGGCATTCTGACTCCAGTAGTGCAACGTCTGAAGATGCTGGTGAAGTACGACCAGAGCGAGCTGGAAGCAGCAATTCTGAATGCTATCTTCGCTGCGTATATTGAGTCTCCATACGATCCCGAAATGATCCAGTCCGCGCTGGGGGAAAACTTCGAAGAGGGATTGGGAGCATACCAGGATGGTCGTGCAGAGTTTCATAATGATCGCCGTTTGACGCTGCAGAATGGCGCCCGTATGCCGATCCTTTATCCAGGGGAGAGAATAACAACGGTCAACGCTGCCCGCCCTTACAGCAACTTTGAGGTTTTCGAGTCTGCAGTATTGCGTAATTTCTCATCCGGTACGGGGTTATCTCCTCAGCAGGTTACACAGGACTGGTCTGATGTGAATTACAGCTCTGCGCGATCTTCCTTGCTGGAGGCATGGAAAACGCTCACCCGCCGACGTGATGATTTTTCCATGGGTACCGCGCAGCCGCTTCTGACGGCCTTTGTGGAGGAAGTTCACGATAACGAGGATTTACCTCTACCTAATGATGCCCCTGATTTTGTTGATGCCCGGGCTGCGTATTCCCGTGCGCGCTGGATGGGGCCGGGGCGAGGATGGGTTGATCCGGTGGCAGAGAAAAAAGGCGCCATTCTCGGCCTCGATGCCGGCCTTTCCACTCTCGAAATTGAAGTGGGTGAAAACGTGGGTGAGGACTGGGAAGAGATACTTGATCAGCGCCAGCGGGAAATTGAGTCCTGCCTGAAGCGCGGACTTCCATTACCTAGCTGGGCGCAGGCGGACCAGTTCGCCAGCCAGACAATTACCGATCCGGAGGAAAAATGAATCTACCTCATCTGGCCCAGCGCCTTTTTAATACACCGCTGGCGCTGCACCCAAGTAAAGCTGAAGTCATCATGGCATCCGTTATGGACCGGTTTGGCATCAGTAAAATCGAATCCTCTCTTGCCATGGATGATGACTGGTATGGATACGACGATAACCGGGGGCGGGAATCCCGTAGCGACCCGGGTTATGACAATGTGTTGGGCGTCGCTGTCATCCCGATATGTGGGACCCTGGTGCAGAAGCTGGGTAGCCTGCGCCCATACAGTGGCATGACAGGCTATGACGGCATTCGTCAGGCCTTCCTGACTGCTATGGAAGACCCCGATATTACAGGGATCTGCCTGGATATTGATTCGCCAGGAGGCGAGGTCGCCGGATGTTTCGATCTGGTAGATGTCATTTATGGCGCCCGCGGGAAAAAGCCCATCCATGCCATTCTGACGGAAAGCGCCTATTCCGCCGCCTATGCGATTGCCAGTGCGGCGGACCGGATTTCTGTTCCCCGAACCGGTGGTGTGGGTTCAGTTGGTGTGATCACTATGCACCTTGACTGGACCCAGCGGATAAAAGATGACGGCCTCAAAGTCACCATCATCACCTACGGTTCCCGTAAGGCTGAGGGGTCACCGCTGAGAGAGCTGTCAGATGAAGCGCTGGCGGCTATTCAGCAGGACATCAACACCATGGGCGAATTGTTTGTGAATACCGTCGCCAGAAATCGGGGGATTAGCGCAAAGGTTATCAAAAGTACTCAGGCTGCCTGTTTTATGGCTGCTGATGGTGTGGAACTTGGACTGGCTGATGAGGTGTGTCCTCCTGATGCTGCGTTCAGAAACTTACTTGAAAAAACAGGAGCCTGAAATGGCGAAGAAAAAGACTTTTAGTTTTGCTCATCTTATTGGCCGTAGCGCGACTGCTTCCGAAGAGGAAGAGGACAAAAAGGCCAAAAAAGCGAAAGGCCGTCGCGCGGAAGAGGATGAGCGCGAAGATGATGCCGGGGACGATGAACGCGAAGATGACGCGGAAAACGACGATCGTGATGATGACGCTGAAGATGACGGTGACGACCCGGATGCGGCTGAAGACGATGACGATTCCGAAGATGACGGCGACGATGACCGCAAAGAAAGCAAAGCGGTGAAAAATGCCCGCGCCGCCGAGCGTAAACGTTGCGCCCGTATCTTCGGCAGTAAGCACGCTGCGGCGAATCCGTCACTGGCCGCTTCACTCGCATTCAATACCGGGATGAGCTCTGCCGCCGCTATCGATGTTCTGGCATCCACGGCGCCAGCCTTGCAACCAAAGGCAACGCGCGGGCGCTCTCTCGATCAGCGCATGCAGGAAAGCTATGATGTCCGTCTGAATCCGGATGGCGGCAAGAAAGAGAACAGTAAATCGGCACTGGTAAACCAGATGACCGGCCTCTACAACTCCATTAAAGGAGAGAAATAATGGATCAATTTGGTCAGAATGCCTTTGCACCTGGCATGAAGAGTTCAGTGTTTGTGCCGGATCAGTTAATTGCCGGTACGCTGCAACTGGTCACTGACACCGGCACGATCACCGGCGGTGTGTATAAGCGTGGCACTGTGCTTGGCATGATCACCGCCAGTGGCAAATATACATCCAGTGTGAAAACCGCAACGGATGGTAGCGAGAAGCCAGCGGCCATTCTGGTTGATGATGTTGACGCTTCCACCCATGGCGATCAGTCCGGCGGCCTGTACCTGATGGGCGAGTTCAACCAGAATCATATTATTTTTGACGATTCCTGGACTGCGCAGGAACTGAAAACAGCACTACGTCCGCTGGCCATCTTCCTGAAAGACAGCGCCCAGGCACCTTTAACCACCTCCTGATTTATCCCTCATTTATCCTGGCGAATGCTTTAACCGGCAGGCGCTGACCTATTTAAAATTTATGCCAGCGTCTAGCTGGCATTATCAAGAGACTGAATATGGAAAATATTTATGATACCAGTGTGCTGGTGCAGGTCGTTCCTAACCTGAAAACCAGTCAGAACTGGCTGCTTGATCGCTTCTTCCCGAACGTCGTGACTTATGAGACCGAAGAAGTAGCGATTGACGTGGATGTCGGCATGCGTCGTATGGCGCCATTCGTCTCCCCGCTGGTGGAAGGTAAGCTGGTCGAGTCCCGTAAATACCAGACCAATACGTTCAAACCGGCGTACATCAAAGACAAGCGGGCGCCGGACCTGCGTAAACCTATCCGCCGCCAGATTGGTGAGCGTATTGGCGGTGAATATACCGCCGCAGAACGCGAAATGTTGAACCTGCAGTTTGAGATGACTGATCAGATTGACATGATCAACCGTCGGCTGGAATGGATGGCGGCCAGCGCTCTGGTGTCCGGTACCGTCACGGTTGCCGGGGAAGGCTATGAAACCAAAGTGGTGGATTTCGGGCGCTCTCCGGATTTGACTATCACTCTGAGTGGTTCAGATAAGTGGCCGTTGAAGGTTGCCGCGGGTGCCACTAATACCCAGCCCTCTGATGATATTGAAACCTGGCAGACGCTTTTCCTGAAAGAATCCGGTTCCGTCGCGACAGATCTGGTGTTCACAAGCAAGTCATGGCGTGCTTTCCGACTGGACACCACCATCAAAGATAACGCCATCACGTTCCCGGCGCTGAGCCCGTTTGGTAACCAGATTAATGCTGGTCCACAGGCGATGAAGGGCGCTATTTATAAAGGTCGCTGGGGTAACTTTGACCTCTGGTTATATAACGACTGGTTTATTGACCCACTTGATAATGTCGAGAAGCCGATGATCCCCGACGGCGCCGTTATTATGTCTGGCGCTGATCTGATGGGTACCCGCGCTTTTGGCGTTATCCTGGACCCGGCATTTAACTACGGTCCCCTGGCCTATGCGCCAAAATCCTGGGTGAAAGAAGATCCGGCCCAGCGTCTTATCCTGATGCAATCCTCCCCGCTGGTTATTCCGAGCCGGGTAAACGCATCCCTCTGCGCGACGGTGGTCTGATATGGCAAAAATCTCTAAAACCGAGCAGGTCGATGATCTGAATGCTGAAGGCGCCACCGAAGACGCCCTGAATATCGACGACCTGAATGCCGGCGGCAGCGTTCAGATGACGCATCAGTATGACGAAAAAGACGGCGATTCATCTGATGATCAGGATGACGATGAAGAAGATTTTCAGGAAGTAGCGGAACCTGAGTTTGTGGTCCTGAAAGGGAACTGCATTCGCCATGACGGTGAGGTTTACCGGGAAAACTCCCTAATTCCGGTCTCCGGTAAGGATGCCGAGCGTCTGCTGGCCGCAGGTGTAATTGCCGATATCCATGCTCTGCGACAGCGCGCGTTATCTGCTGCGCGTGGTGTGAAAATAACAACGGAGTGAGCATATGGGCGTGGACTGGGATTTACATCTTCTGAGTCCGCTCCATGGCGTGTTTGGCGATGAGCATGAGTACCGTCCCCGCAACGGTACTCCTTTTACGATTAACGGTATTTTTGACCGTGGCTATGCGCAGGTTGCAGAAAATCTTGATGGTGATTCAGAAATTAACACCTCCAGCCCAATGCTTGGGGTGCGCGATGCTGAATTTCGTCAGTTGGGTAAACCGCAACCTGCCGTATCTGACCGTGTGTTTATCAAAACGGTCGGAGGTCAGATCATCAATCAGTTATTTGTTGTGTCCAACGTCGAACCGGACAGCCATGGCGGCTCACGTCTTGTTCTCAATGTGGCGAAAACCCGATGAATGCTTCCGCAATACGACACATGGTCGTGGCCGCGCTGAAAGATAAAACGGCTGCCGCCGATCGTGTGTATTCCCCGCGTGACTGGGCAACTTCGCCGGACCTGTACCCAGCGTTGCTTGTTCAGACGCCATTTGATCACAAAAAGGCGCAGGGGAGAAATGTCCCGGCCTTTACCTCTTTGACCACCGTTCGCATTACTGGCCGGGTTCAGGAGTACGACAGTGAAACCGCTGATGATGGCGCCATGCGCGCGGAGGTTGCGCTGGAAGAGCTCCGGGAACAGGTAGAAAGGGCGGTGATTAACAGCTACGAGTTAACCCGGAACATCCAGAAATATGCGGAGGTCCGCTCGACGATTGATGTTGATGCGGATGGTGAAGCGCATATGGGCCAGCTGCTTATCGAAATTGATATTGAGCACTATCAGGGACCGGAAGACTTTTATCCGGTTGATACGGTGCCGCTGGCGGGGATCGACATCACCATCGACATGCCGGACGGTACGCCGCAGCCGGGCGTAAAAATAGACCTTCAGGAGTAATCATGTTTGTAAAACCGAAGGATGGGCTCAGCGTTCGCTGCCCTGTCAGGGGGGAGCCTTTGCCCAAAGATGGCGCGGAGGTACCTGATAATACGTTCTGGCGTCGCCGCCTGAAGGATGGCGACGTCAGTCTGGTACCGGAAAAGGGCGTTAAAAACGCCGTAAAAAAAGAGGGCGTAATTAAATGACCGTTCCATTTTCGCGAGTTCCCGGCAATTTACGTGTGCCGCTTTTTTATGTGGAGTTTGATAACTCCATGGCCAACACGGCGACGGCTACACAACGAACGCTGTTGATTGGTCAGATGCTGGCATCAGGCTCTGCACAGGAAAAAATCCCGGTAAAAGTCTCCTCTCCCAATGCGGTGGGTGAGCTCACCGGAAAAGGATCAATGCTGCATGGCATGATGACGGCGTATCAAAAAAACGATACTGCTGCGGAGGTCTGGATCCTTCCGCTGGCTGATGATACGGATTCGATGGCAGTGGCCACTGGCAGTATCAAGGTTGCCACACAGGCGGCAGAAACCGGCGTTATCTCTCTTTATATTGCTGGCGTTCGCGTACAACTGACCGTACTGGCGACTGACACTCCGGCTCAGATTGCCACTGCGCTGGTCGCGGCGATTACCCGCAAAACGGAACTGCCGGTGACAGCTGCTGTAAAAGCCGATGCAACGGATACCGTGACACTGACGGCCAAAAATGCCGGGTTGCTGGGCAATGGTATTGATATCAGGCTGAATTATCTCGGTGTTCAGGGTGGTGAGGTGACGCCCGCGGGCCTGACACTCACCATCACGGGCATGACCGGCGGCGCCGGCGCGCCGGATTTTGTTGATGCCCTTGGCAACCTGCAGGATAAGACCTTTGATTTTGTCATCAACCCTTATGATGACACCGCATCACTGGATGCCATCAGAGAATTTCTGAACGATGCAACCGGCCGCTGGGCATGGGATAAACAGCTTTATGGCCACGCATTCACCACTACCAACGGCACTTACGCCGAGCTTGGCACCAAAGGGGAAACCCGTAATAACCAGCATGAGTCACTGCTTGGTGTGTATCGCTCACCGTCACCGCGTTATATCTGGGCGGCGGCACTGACAGGGGCCGCCGCACCCAGCCTGCGTAATGACCCCGCACGTCCGCTACAAAGTCTGCCTGTTTATGGCGTGCTGGCACCGGACCTGGCGGATCGCTTTGAGCTGACAGAGCGCAACAACCTGCTGTACAGCGGCATCTCCACTTACACCGTGGGTGATGACGGGACGGTGATGATTGAAAACCTGATTACCACCTACCAGAAAAACAGCTATGGCGACGAAGACGACAGTTACCTTCAGGTGGAAACGCTCTTCAGCCTGATGTTTGTCACGCGATATCTCCGCACTGCAGTGACCAGTAAATTTGGGCGCATGAAGCTGGCCGCGGATGGCACGCGTTTTGCGCCGGGGGCGGCGATAGTGACGCCAAACATCATCAGAGCCGATCAGATCGCGGAATACCAGACGCTGGTCTTTAACGGCTACGCGCAGGACGCTGAGGCCTTCGCCAGAAACATTATCGTGGAGCAGAACAAAACAAATCCGAACCGCGTCGATGTGTTGTGGCCGGGAACGCTTATGAACCAGTTGCGCATCTTCGCGCTGCTTAACCAGTTCCGCCTGCAGGCTGAATCAACAGGAGCATAAAACATGGCTGGAGATACCACTAATCGCCTGGCAGGTACCGCTTATGTCACCGTAAACGGGGTGACCGTTATGGTGGAGGGCTCATTCAAGTATCAGACCTCCACTGTTAACCGTACCACACTGACAGGCATGGACGGTGTGCATGGCTACAAAGAAAAGCCGGTTGCCCCGTATATTTCTGCCCGTCTTCGCGACAGCGGCGGTACCAACGTACTGGGTTTTAACAAACAGACGAACGTCAACGTGATCGCCGAACTGGCGAACGGAAAGACTATTATCGGTCGCGCGCTATGGACGGTGAACGTTCAGGAAGTGGAAAGCGAAGATGCAGTGTTTGATGTTCGCTGGGAAGGCCGGGACGTAACGGAGAACTAAGATGGCAGAACTTGAACGCACCAAAGTCATTCCCCTCATCAAGCCTCTGGTCGATGAGGCGCAAAAAACACGCTATGAGCAACTGGAGCTGAAGGCGCCGACGCTCAGCCAGGCAGAGCAGTTCTACGAAAAGCAGGCATCGTCCACTTCACTGGCGGCGATGCGCCTGCTGATCTCGCTGGTCACGGATACGCGGGAAAGTGTGCTTCAGCCGATGGATTTTATCGACTTCCGAAAATGCGAGGAGTTTTTGCTCGGTTTTTTGACCTGGAAGCCCTGACCGCCTGGCAGGAAACGGCCGCTGACGTCACATTTTATTTCCGCTGGACAGAAGACAGGGCATGGGGCATGACCTATGCCCGTCTGAAGTGGTGGGTATCGCAGGCCTCCCGTATCAATAAACTCAGGAATCCCGAACCCGATGAGTAATTCTTTCGACTTTGAGCTGGTGGCCAGCGACCAGGCGACGGAAGCCATTGAGCGTATCAATGAGGCTATCCGTGATCTGGAACCAAAGCTGGATAAAACCAAAGAGGGACTCCAGTTAGGAGGGCAGGAGACCCTCGATGGACTGAACGGCTTTATTTCCCGCTTCGAAAATCTGTCCAAAAATGCCCGTGATAATGTTCAGTACATCGGGGACATGGTACCACCGCTGAAGATGGTCGGTGAGCTCTCCGGTAAGCTGGCATCACTGGGGGTTGTTGGAGCGGCGGGATATGGGCTAAAACAGATTGCCTACGGTTTCCATGAGGCCTCAAGGGAAGCCTATAACCTCGATGTCGCCGCGAAAAATGCGGGTATGCGAGTGGACGATTTTTCCCGCCTGTCCGGTACCATGCGGATACTGGGTGCTGATGGCGACAGTGCAAATTCCTCCATCGAGGGGATGGCTAAAAGCCTGAAGGAGGCCGCCAGTGGTGCCAACAGCCAGGTGCTCGGCGCATTGTCACAGATTGGCGTTCAGATCCAGAAAAACAATGATGGATCCGTTGATACGCTGAGAACGCTGGAGTCGATAGCACGCGTTTTCCCGAGTCTGCGACCGGACCAGCAGAAATCAGTTTCCGATGCCCTCGGGTTGACGCCGGAAATGCTGGCGCTGATGCGTGAAGGCGTACGGATGAAAGCATTGCTGGCTAAATCTGATGAACTTGGCCTGACGGTTGATCCGGAACTTAACCGGCAATTGTCCGAGGTTAACGGCTCCATGAATGAGCTGGGCGCTGCATGGGATGGGCTGAAAAACCGTTCGAAAAACTCTCTGTTTAAGGGATTGCTTTCCGATGGTTCGGTGAAAGACGGCCTTGAAGGAGTGACCGACTTGTTCACGAATGGCGATTTCACCGGGCTGTCGCATGCGCTGGGGTTTATCAGTAGCAAGGATGCCTGGAAGCTACGCCGCATTCAGGGTGATAAGGCGCTGTATAACACCCTTTCCCGGCGCGAGCGCGGAGCGGTGGATGCCGGCTTTATGACTGATGCCGTCCGTAAACGCTACGACGCGCAATATGGCGCCGGGGACAGAGCTGAACAACTCCGAAATGATTTGTCTGTCATCCTGCCAGCAGGTGCAGCAGCTCCACGCAGAGAAGTGAATTACAGCCAGCCATCTAACCAGGCACTGGGCCTGAGAAATAATAACCCCGGCAATCTCCGGATAGCGCCTAATGCGACCGGGGTGAATCGTGGTTTCGTCACTTATGACAACAGCAGCGACGGGCTGGCGGCAATGGCCCGGCAACTGATGTTATATGGCGATCGTGGGAATAACACGCTGAACAGCATGATCCACACTTATGCGCCACGCTCGGAAAATGATACGCAGTCCTATATCAATTCAGTATCGGCCGCGACAGGTATTCAACCCCAGCAGCGGGTGGATCTGCATAACCCGGAGGTGCTGAAGTCAGTCATGGCGGCCATGATTCAGCATGAGAATGGGGCGCAGCCATATTCTGAAGATGAGATACGGGCGGCAATTCAGACGGCTATCAGTGATCCGCGCTGGTCTGGTCTTCGTGACAGCCGAGTGCTCAGCCAGCAGAGAGAGAACATCCTCGTACCGCAACCGGACAAGTTTGACAGTTCCTCAATCCTGACAGCTTCCGGTAATGGGAGAGACACTGTCAGTGAAAACCTGACCCGGTCCCTCAAAGAGGCGATGGCCGATCAGAAAATGAAGCTGGAAATCACCCTGGTCAATGATAAGGGGGAGAAGAAAACCTATAACGTCGAGGATAACGGCAGAATAACAACCGCCATGAATTACTAACCCTATTAAACCGCCACCCTGGCGGTTTTTTAATTCAGGAGGCCTGATGGCAATTATCCAGGATGCAATAACTTCTCTGATGGGGGGCGGTGGTAGTGAGGACTGGTTGAGCCAGCTACGTCCCGGCTCGTTCCGGGGCGTGCCTTTTGCTGTGGTGAATGAGGAAGGCAGTCATGGCCGGCGGCAGGCGGTTCATGAATATCCATACCGTGATACCGCCTGGATTGAGGATATGGGGCGCGGGACACGGCGATTTATTATCCGTGGCTTTATCGTCCAGAACAGTCTGGTATACGGCGGTGGCGACGTTATTTCTCAGCGCCAGTCATTGATCAATGCGTGTGAAGCTAAGGGGAGTGGTACGCTCATTCACCCCACGCTGGGGGAGATGACCGTTTCCATACCTGAGAATGGTTTAAGGCTTTCCGGTTCCGCCGACAACGGCCGTTCGTTTGAATTTACCCTGATGGTCATTGAGTCGGGGTTAAAGGTCTTTGCCGTTACCGACAGTGCCGCCGCGGGGGATACCGTTGGCACCAACTATCTGAAGCTGGTTAGTACGACGGTTGCCAGTACCCTCGCGAGAATTAAAAGCGAGATCCGCGGTGTGTCGCAGGGGATTCAGACCATCAGGGGAACCGTGACGTTCTGGACCAATATGGTGGATAACACCATCAGTGAGGTAACAAACGTCAGTAACGTGCTGGATTCTACTTTCGGGAATAATCGTTACGGGCGGTACAGCAAGGGGACCGTAGGCGGGAGCTCTTCGGGTATTAACGGCAATCGTGATGCCGATGATTCAGAAGACCATCAGGCATTGTCTGAACAGGTTACCGCCCGGGCGGTGATGGATCGCCAGGCTGTGCTCGATACAACGGCTGCACTGAATGAATCTGTATCGGTCGAGGAATTTGTTCAGGGCGTTGCCGATGTGATTAATCGCATTCTGTCCAGCGCCGGTAGCGTGAGTGACAAAATTGCCGCATTTGAAAAACTGGCGGCTTCAACCAGTACCGGATACCAGCGTTCCGAAAGCAGCCAGCAACTGGCTGGCACCATGAACACGCTGATCGTAGTGCTATGTACCGGAGCCATGACGGATGCTGCTGCAGATTACAACCCAACCAGTCGTAATGAGGCCGAAGAAATCACTCAACGCGTGGCCGGGCAACTGGATACCGCGTTACTACTGGCGGGCGACCGTGGCGATGATGATCTTTATACGGCATTGATGGACGTGAGAACCGCTTTTCTGAATACCATGGCTCAGACTTCATCCGGACTGAGTGAGTTGATGCAAATCAATACTGCGGTGCCGGTTCCTGCCCTGGTACTGGCCAACCGCCTGTATCAGGATGCCTCGCGGGCAAATGAACTGATACAGGAGGCCAGCGTACCGCATCCGGCATTTATGCCGACGACGATGAAGGTGTTGAGACAATGAGTACGGATAATGATCAGGATATTGTCTCCCTGACAGTGGGCGGAAAAATCATTGAAGGATGGGACTCTGTGCGGGTGACCCGTGGCATTGAGCGTTTTCCCTCCGATTTTGACCTGGGACTGATGGATTATTTTCCGGGAAGTGACCAGAAGCAGCTGGTAAAGGAAGGGATGCCTTGTCAGGTAAAGCTTGGTAACGACCTGGTAGTGACGGGGTATGTTGATGACTGGTCGCCTGCTATTTCCCGTTCGCGCCATGAAGTCAGAGCCTCAGGCCGCAGTAAGTGCGCAGATCTCGTTGATTGCTCTGCTGAATGGCCAAATAACGTCATCAATAACAGTAATGCGCTTGATATTGCCTCCCGCCTCGCATCCCATTACAACATTGGCGTAAGTACAGACGTTGATGATCTGGTGAAAGTTCCGCAATTTTCCCTGAACTGGGGGGAATCGCCACAGGAAATACTTGATCGTGTCTCCCGCTGGTCGGCATTGCTTTATTACGATCAGCCTGACGGTAACTTATTTCTGACCAGGGTGGGGACAAAGCGCGCGGCCAGCGGTATCGCAGAAGGGGTAAATATCGAACAGGCTTATTACCGCCGTTCGATGGCTGACCGCTTTTCTGATTACGTCGGCGTATCGATGAGCATTTCGCCGATTGCAGGATTCTCGCCAGATACGGCTTATGATTCGGTGACGCTGGCGACGGCCCGCGATCCTGAGGCGGCCAGTATGCGTTACCGAAAACGGATCATTATTGTTGAAAGTACACTGATGGCTTCACAACAGGCTCAGCGAGCGATTGACTGGGAGATGAACCGCCGATACGGCCGTTCCCGTCAGTTAACGGTGACGATTGATTCCTGGCGCGATAAATCCGGGAAATTATGGGAGCCGAATACGCTTATCCCGGTCAACATCCCGAGTCTGCAGCTGCCTGACACCGAATTGCTTATCGCAGAGGTGACTTATATCAGAGACAGTGACGGCACCCATGCGCGCCTTTATCTGATGCCCCCGGAGGCTTTCGCTGTCCAGCCTTATGCTTTCTACCAGCAAATACCCGGACTAAACCAATGAATCAAAATTTAAAGAAATCGGCCACGCGCATCGCCGGCATGCTGGGAATTGGCCGTATTACCACGCAGAAAGATAGCGGGGTTGTGCAGGAAATCCAGTACCAGACTCCGCTGGAAGTGGCCAGCGCCCCACGGCTCTCTGATTTTGGTTTTTCATCGGGGTTGCCGGCGGGATCGGATGTGGTTATTGCCTTTCTCGGCGGGGACCGCTCCAGTCCCGTCGTCATTGCCTCTAACCATCAAAGCTACCGGCATACCGGGCTTAAGCCAGGCGAAACGGTGGTCTATAACCAGCAGGGGATGAATATTCATCTGACTGAGGCGGGAATTTTCATTGATGCGAAAGGCAAAGATGTAGAGATCAACAATGCCAGAAACATCACCGCGACGGCAACGGAACAGGTAAAGCTGGTTACCCCCAAACTCCTGGTGACGGGTGACATCATCGATAACTGCGAGACGAACAATTCAACGCTCAAAGCGCTGCGGGATGCTCACAACGATCATGACCATGACGTTAAAGAAGTTCAGTCCGGCGATAGCACGATCACAAGCGAAAAAACAGAGAGTCAGGTATGAGTGATATTTCCTCATTCTGGGATGTGGATGCCATTCATGCTGACTGGCAAACCGGTAACGGCGTACTGACATCTGAGAATGATATGCACACGGCCATTATTATCAGTTTGTTTACTGACGGACTGGCGCGCGCTGATGATGATTATGAAGGAACTGACCGCCGCGGCTGGTGGGGGGATCTGGACAACGATCGGAATATTGGCTCAAGGCTGTGGCTACTGCGGCGTGAAAAACTGACGCGCGAAGTGGCGATGAGAGCTGAAGATTACGCCGAAGAGGCTCTGGCCTGGATGAAGTCGGATGGTATTGCAGCAGCGATAGAGGCTCAGTCAGAGATTGTTTTCCCGAACAGGCTGAACCTCATCATCCGGTATTTGCCGCCGGCGGGGGACTGGCAGGAGTTCAAATTCTTCTGGCTATGGGAGCAACTGAATAATGCCATTTAAGCGGAAAACACTGAGCGAGCTCCGGCAGGAGAATCGCCAGTTTATGCAGGCAGAGCTTGAAAGTGTTGGCGCGTTGTTGCGGTTTGGCAACCTTAAGGTGCTCGCTGATATGGATGCGGGCATGGCCCATCTGCACTACGCCTACCTGGATTATATTGCCCGTCAGAGCACGCCTTTCACCTCTACCGATGAGTGGCTTGCCGGATGGATGGCACTAAAGCAGATTTACCGAAAAGCCGCAACGGCAGCACGCTCTCCGGCGGCGAAAGTTACCGGAACACCGGGAAAAACACTGTCAAAAGGGGCTGTGTTAAACCGTGATGATGGTTACCAGTACATAACCGATGACGCCATAACGATAAATACCACTGGCAGTGCGACGGTCGCCGTAACAGCGGTTTTGCCGGATATCACAGACGATGTGACAGGAGGAGGCGCTTCCGGAAATGCCGATGCTGGCACCATTCTTACACTGGATGCTAATGCCCCCGGCATAGACAGCTCGGTCACGCTGATTGAGCCTGCCACCGGCGGCGCTAACATTGAAAGTGAAGAGGATTTCCGATTACGTGGTCTGCTGGCGTATCAGAATCCCCCGCAGGGAGGGAGTGACACTGATTATAAAAGCTGGGCTTTATCCGTGTCGGGGATCACCAGGGCATGGATACGGCGCCGGGGGATGGGGCCGGGTACCGTGGTGATTTACATCATGTGCGACGGCGATGATAAAACCAATCATGGATTCCCTGTAGGAACTGACGGTGTCTCTCAACTGGAAGAGTGGGGGGCTGTAAAAGCCACCGGGGATCAGGGGAGAGTTGCCGATTATATGTATCAGCTTGCGCCGGTTACTTCCCTTAACTATGTCTGCTCTCCCATCAAGCGCGTTATCGATTTTGAAATAAGCGGGATATCTGATGCCGACAGTGCAACGACTGCGGCCATTGCTGATGCGATTGACGGGGTATTGTTTGAATCCGCTAACCCGCTCGGCACAGGGAAAATTTACCTTTCAGATCTCAACCGTGCGATAGGGGATGTTGCCGGTACTTCAGGTTATATCCTTGTGTCGCCTTCTGCGAATATTGAGCCGGGAGTTGGGGAGCTGGCTGTTCGTGGTGAGGTGAACTACACATGAGCCTTTTCTCAACAGACGATTATCAGAAGGCACTGCAGGCGCTTATCCCCACCGGCCGAGCGTGGACACGGGATCCAAAAGCTGTTCAGGCCGCTGTACTGCGGGCCATTGCGGCCAGTTTCCAGCGTAGTGATAACGACGCACTCGCATTGCTGCGCGGTGCCTTTCCAAAAACTGCGACGATTATGCTCACCGAGTGGGAAAAAACACTCGGCTTACCTGATGATTGCTCGATTGGCGAAGTGGATACGATTGCGAAGCGTCAGTCTGGCATTGTATCGAAACTCATCAGTACCGGCGGGCAGTCAAAGAGCTATTTCATCAGTATTGCCGCAGCAATGGGTTATACGATTTCGATTAAGGAATACCGGCAGGCGCGTGCTGGCTTATCGGTATGTGGTGACGGGCTAAATGGGGATGACTGGCCATTTGTCTGGCTGGTAGAGGCAGAAGACACAACGATAACTTATGCCCGTGCGGGTCTGAGTTATTGTGGCGATCCATTACGTTCCTGGGGTAATCGTCAGCTTGAATGCCGGATTAATGCCCTCGCCCCCTCATACACCCTGGTCAAATTCGGCTATATCTATTTCGGTTTTAACGATGAGGGGGTTTACGAAGTCACGCCTGAGTTTGCCAGAATATTTGATATCGCTTCCGGTTACGTTTAATTCAGACATTTAAAAAGAAGGTTTATATGAGAAAAGTTGGCAGTACAACTGACACCGCTGATGCTAATGGTGAATACACTAATGGTAATGTCGCTAATGGTATTCCACCGACAATAATTAATGCTGAGATGATGAATACCTTTCAGCGTGAGCTGGTAAACGTTGTTGAGGGTGCGGGGCTTGAGCTTGATCCTGATGATGATTCACAGGTTCTTAAAGCGATTGGTGGCGGTCGCCTGCTTAATATTGTCACCTTTACTAAGTCAGGGACTTACACTCCAACTAAAGGAACCAAAAAAATTAAAGTTACAATCACTGGTGGAGGCGCATCAGGAGGAAAATCAGCTGGCAGTTCAACCTATGCTCGTTCAGGCGGGGCCGGAGGGACCCGGATTGCTTTTATTAATGTACCCGCAGGCAATACTACTATCACAATCGGGGCTGGAGGGGAATCTTGTAGCGGAGCCGGAGATATTGGTAATGCTGGTGGGGATTCAAAATTCGGTAATTTAATAACAGCCTTTGGTGGAACAACCTCTTTTGGTAAAGGTGGTAGTTCTACTGGTGAGGGGTTCGGAATTGAAGGCGGCAATGGGAATAGTGGGGCTAGTTATTCAAATAATACCTTTGGTGGTGTTTCATTCTGGGGGGGCGGCGGCGCAGGCTATGATGGACAGGATGCGACGACTGTTGATGCAAGAGCCTATGGATCCGGTGGTGCCGGGGTCAATCAGGATGTGGGCAAATCAGGAAAAGGTGGAGATGGTATTTGCGTGATTGAAGAATACTCTTAAAATATTGAATGAGTATTCTCTTTTTATATGGCGCGTGAAACTTAAATATCAACGCGCCATATGTTTAACTATGTTTGCCGAATTTTATTTCTTAATTTCGAGACTGGTCGATCAATTAACTTTATGGTTATCAATCCAAATGCAAAGGATAGGGCATAGCCGATTATAAATATCGTTAGCCCCCTTGTCACATTCGTGTGGCCAGTTGCCTCCCATGCAACCAATCCCATAAAGAATTGACACAAAAACATAGGGTATGATAAATCACCAAGAGTTTTGCACACATTCTCTATTTTTCTAGGCGGCGTGGTTGAATGCAAGCTTATTATGGCAAGCAAAGCTATTATGTTGTTGACGTAATAGTTAACCGATGCTAATGAGTTTTTATTGATGTAATTTAAATACCAGTTGGATGTAAATAATATAATAAAAATAGCGCATGATAGTATTTGTGTTATTCCATTTGAACAAATTTTGATATTTGCTTCTTTTAGTTTGTTGGATATAAAGTACCCCAGCGCACCAATTGAGAAAGGGAGAAGGGCCGCGATAAATGGCGAGTAAATGACCACCAGGGAGTCTACGTTTTTAATAGAATACCAGTGGTAACCAATGCTTAAAAACATTGTTAGTAATGCTGTTTTATAACTTCTCGCAATAAAAGCCCATAAAAGAAAATAACAAACTATTTCAACAGCAACTGACCAACTTGAAGTAACAATGCGGAACATATATCCGTCAAAGTGAAGTGGGTTAATACCAAAACTATGGAATGGCGAAGTCATTATATTATCTGCGTAAAATGCCCAAGGAATCATTAATACGTTAGATAGAGCCTCGTCAAATGAAAAGTTTACCCCATATGATGGGTGAAATATTGTTGGTGATTGGCTTGTCGAAATTACAATAAAACCAACAAAACAAGAAAACCAGTACGTGGGGTATAATCTTAGAAATCTGTTTAATGCAAATCTTGAAAATTCAAAGTGATATGTTCTGTGTAATATCAACGTAATTAAATAGCCGCTGATTACGTAAAAGCAGTTTACTGCATACAATCCCAAATCGGGAGACTGACCGGCTAGGTGGAAGTATATTACACATGAAGCGAGGAAGAACCTGATAACACCAAGCATTATTTTATCTCCGCGCCAATATCGCGCATTTTATTTATTACATTGTTAAGTTGCTCATCAGACAGAACAAGCTGAGCTGCAATATAAAACAGTATGTGTCTTGACATTACCCTGGGGCTCTCTCCGCCAGTGTATTTCCGCCATTGGCTATCGCTGGCTACACCTGCGAGCCCTGCCATTTGGTTTCCGGAGTAATTTAGTGCGGATTTCAGTCTGGCTAAATCTTCCTGCGTTGGAGGGGTGTATTTATTTATTAAAATCATTCTCTTATTTAACCGTTTAAACACGTA